GAACTCAAGCCGGCTGCCGATATTGAACTTTAATTCTTACACATAGCACATTTGACAAGCTATCTCAAGTGTGCTATAGTAAGCATTGATGATCAACACCAATCAACTCTCAGAAATGGAAGTGGCTGGGAGATTGGAACGACCTCTAATTTCACTCAGGATCGACGATAGGCACTCTGGTAAGGCCAACATACCACCAAGTGCCCTATCGTTTAACCTGATGCAAATCTGAGGCCCCTGCGGCCATTTTAAATAGGAGACCACAACATGTACATTGTCATTCACGCTTACAGAACACCAGGAGGCAAGATGAGATTGATCAGCTGCAATCTATGCAAAGAAGTACCCGTAGAGTGCTTTGATGAGAACACACTGAGCGCTACAGTCTTTACTCAAGTGCAGCCTGCAGTAGACTACATCGATTCACTCTATGAGAACTCCAAAGTTACCTATGAGCAGCGCGAGAGTATGATCTTCAGCATTTATGAGCAGCTTGGCAACTATATGGTTGGTCGTCCCTATAAAATGTGGTGTATCGAACATAAATATTAAATATTTAATTCACAAAGAAACCTCAATAGTTTACTCTAAAGAGTACTATGAGGAACATAAAGACAACATCGATTTAACTGAACTCTATGTAATAAATGGGAATTAATATGCAGGAATACGACAATGAATGGGTTAATGAAGGAATAAACGATAGTGGAAAGCCAGAAGATCAGAAGCATTATCAGGGCTTAATTCAGCCTATTGAATTAATGCAAGAGCTGCTTTCTCACAAGGAATTCATAGGTTTCTGTAAAGGAAATATGATCAAATATGCCTATAGGGCAGGTCATAAAAATGGGGAATCTGGTAAGAAAGACAAAGAGAAATATGAAGCTTATAAAGAGTTTCTCAATAGGCATCTTTATGGCAGACCACTGATTGAACGAGAGGATGATGAAGGAGACAACTGATACATAAGGTTGTCATTAGGGGAGATTATATTAATATTGATCTAGGTCAAGAAAAAAAATATAATCTCCACTCCTAGAGAGAGGTAGGATAAGACATTGATGTAGATCAAATCAGGGAGACAAGGGACTATAGTTAACTTAAAGATAACCTAAAGATAAACTATAGAGAACTATAGATATTAACTTTAATGATTATAACTATAATAATAACTTATAAGATTATAATAATGAATATACCTATAATGATTAATCAAGTAGGTTATTACTATAGATACTAATCTAAAGATTAACTAAAGATAACTTAAAGTTAACTAAAGGAAACCAAATGGACACTAAAGCAGCTATTGATTCAATTCGGATTAATGAATGTGGTTATGATGAATTGTGTCTCAAATATGGAAAGCATTTAGTCGATAAAGAAATAGAATTAGAGTTAGAGAGTAAGGATCTTGCTTATCAAGCTTTTATGTCTAAAATTAATAAGGCCAGAGAGAATAAAACTTTAGCAGACACGGGGACAACCAAAATGCTGCTTAAAGAAGCCCTTCCGGCCTTTTGTAAGGGACTAAAAGATTTCTACACTAAAGCTGATTCAGGTAAACCGGGGAAACGCCATATTTGTGCAGTTGTCTTAAAGCAGCTAGAGATTGAGCATGTAGCTTTCTTGTCTCTTAGAACTATTCTTTCTAATGCTATCCCTCAGATTAACCTTACGTCCCTTGCAAAAGAGTTAGGAACTGAGTTAGAACTGGAGATGAAGTTTCAAGATGTATTGTCTACTTTGTCTGAGAAGGAACGATCCTACTTTCAGGTCAACCTCAACAAACGTATAGGTATGTCTTTCAAGACTGCCTTTGTTAACGCCAAAGATAAATGGTTAGCTGATGAGGAACGTAAAGAGAAGTGGGAGAAATGGACTGATTCTGTTCGCTGCAATCTAGGTATGAAGTTGATCGATATCTTTATTGTGTCTACCGGTCTAGGGAAGATCTCTAGGTACTCCCAAGGTATCAAGCTTTCCTATCGATTTGAGATTGCTCCTGAGATTGTTCAGTACATTGCCCATAATGATAGGGAGATGGCTGATCTTCTCTTTAAGAATCGTCCTATGGTCATCCCTCCTAAGCCTTGGAGTAATCCTATCAACGGTGGCTACTATATCAATCTCAAGCGCCCCATTCCTTTAGTTCGTCTTAATGAAAAGACTGTTATGGATCTCTATGGAGATCTCGATATGCCTGACGTTTATAAGGCTGTTAATGCTATTCAAGAAACACCTTGGAGAATCAACAAAAGGGTACTTAAGGTAGCTCAGGAGATCTCTAAGTGGAAGCATATCCCTGAGGGACTTGAGATGCCTTTGGCGGAACCTGAGGAGCCTCCAGTGCGCCCAGAGGCAGCAGATAAGGATCCTAACGTTCAGAAGGAATGGCGTAAGTCTATGGTTATCTACTTTCAGCGTGACAATAAGCGTAAGTCTAAGCGTTATGCAGTGAATGCTCAGCTTGCTCTTGCTGATATCTACAAAGACTATGAACGTATCTACTTTCCTCATAATCTTGATTTTCGTGGTCGTGTCTATCCATTGCCCTTGCTGAATCCTCAGGGCACTGATTTCTGCAAGAGCTTGCTAGAGTTTGCTGATGGTGCTCCTTTAGGAGATTCGGGGGTAGCTTGGTTAGCTATCCAAGGTGCTAACTGCTATGGGCTTGATAAGAAACCCTTAGAGGAACGCATTGCGTGGGTCTATGAGAACACTGAGTTGATTCTTAGGACTGCTAAAGATCCTCTTACAGACCTCGAATGGACTGAAACAGATAGCCCTTGGGAGTTCCTAGCATTCTGCTTTGAATGGGCTGATTTCATGGAACAGGGTACAGATTATGTGTCTCATATCCCAGTAGCATTCGATGGCAGCTGCAGTGGTATCCAGCACTTCTCAGCTATGCTAAAGGATGAGATTGGGGGTACTGCAGTTAACCTCGTGCCTGATGACAAAGTTCACGATATTTACGGTATTGTCGCTGAGCATGTGAAACAGGCTGTGATGAAAGATGCTGCTGAGGGTACTGAAGATGAACTAAAGACTGCTGAAGATGGCGCTGAGTACGTCTCAAAGGGTACTAAGTCTCTTGCTGCTGAGTGGCTGGCCTATGGAATTACCCGTAAGGTAACCAAGAGACCAACTATGACACTTTCATACGGAGCGAAGAAGTTTGGCTTTACTGAACAGATCCTTGAAGATACTATCTACCCTCATTTAGAACATCATCCTTTAGCATTCTCTAAGCCTCGACAAGCTGCAACCTATATGGCTGACAAGATTTGGAGTTCATTAGGTGAAGTTGTTGTCAAAGCTAGAGAAGCTATGGATTGGCTTCAGACTGCCTCAGGACTACTCGCTACGGACAAGAATATCAACGGAGAGAACCTTCCTACACAATGGGTAACTCCAAGTGGTTTCTTGGTTCGTCAAAGGTATCCTAAAGTACGCCTGAAGAAACTTAAGACATTCTGCAGCGGAACTATTCATGTGTCTGATGAATCGGGTGCTCCTGAGGAATCTAAGAAAGAAGGTGAAACTTTTCAGATTAGTGTCTCAGAGGACTTAGGGGAAATCGATTCTCGTAAGCAGAAACAGGGTATCGCTCCTAACTATGTGCACTCTATGGATGCTAGTCACCTCATGTTAACTGTAGACGCTTGTGTTGATGCAGGTATCCATCAGTTCGCTATGATTCATGATTCCTATGGCTGCCCTGCAGGTCAAGGCGATTTGATGTTCTCTCTTGTTCGTGAGGTCTTTGCTGAAACCTACAAACAGAATGATGTGCTGCAGGATCTTCATGATCAAGTCGAGAATATGTTGTCTCCTAAGAGAGCTAAGGAGTTGCCTCCGATTCCTAAGCACGGTACATTAGATCTTGATGTAGTCAAACAGTCTATGTATGCGTTCTGCTAGTAACTTAATATAATCTCCATTACTAGAGAGAACCAAGGAATCTCTCTAGTAACCTTTACTTAATTAATTAAACAAGGAAACCATTTTAAAATGATCGAACGTTACACTACTCCGAAGGGCTTTGCTCAGTATCCTCACCTGAAGGAGCCTGATATGAAGTTCAATCCTGAAGGTGTCTTTAGTGTCACTATGCGCTTTGAGGGTATGACTGATGAACTTAAGAAGCTCATTGAGAAGCTTGAGGCTATTCAGAACAAGGCTTTCGATGAAGCAGTCTCTGAAGCCAATGCGATGAATAAGAAAAAGATCCATAAGTCTGATCTTTACTTTGAAGATGAAGAAGGTAATGTCTACCTCAAGTTTAAGCAGAATGCTGTAATCAAGAAAAAGGATGGATCTACAGTCAACGCTAAGATTGCCCATTTTGATTCTAAGGGCAAGCCTATTGACGTCAATGTAGGTCGTGATTCAGTGATTCGTCTTAGCTTCGCTGCAGCACCTTACTTCATGCAGTCAACTAAGCAGGTTGGCCTTAGCCTTCGACCGGTTGCAGTCCAAGTGATTAAGCTTAACGAGTTCGGTGGTTCATCTGCAGAGGACTACGGCTTCTCTGCTGAAGAGGAAGGCTATGAGGCATTCGAGGAAGAGGCACCATTTGACAGCCTCGATGAAGATGAAGTAGAATCACGTAAGGCTGTTGGAGCAACTGATTTTTAATAATTACTAGGGAGTACCTAAGATGATTACTTTGGAAGAACTTGAGAACCGCATTGATAGTGCTCAATCTACTCTTGCTATGATGCAGGATGTTGTGCAGGGTCTTAAGACTAACATTGAGGAACTTAAAGAGGAACAAAAGGAACCTACTTTCGATCTCTATGATTGGAACCCATGCACCATTAAATTCCCTGATCATGTGCTGCAAGATATCGATTGTGACTTTGTTGCAGTCATGCTGATGCATAAGGATGTCTATAAGGAATACTGTGAAGATGTAGAAAGTATTCCTGTAGATGCCTCTAGTGTGCAAGAGGGTAGCCTCTTTCTTGGTTACATGTGCTTTTCGCTTAGTGATGCTAAACCTATCTTCAAGTACGCTAATGGATCTCTTATCTTTGATAAGGGCAGTGAAGAGAAGCGAGATCCTAAGAATTATTACTTTAAGTACGTCTTTGGTGGTATCTAATGACCACCCGCAGTGCAGCATACAGCAAAGCTAAAAGGCACAACGCGGGTACCTACAGATCAGGACTTGAGGAGAAGAATTCAGACTTCCTCAAGTCCTTTTCTATTGAGCCACACTATGAGGAACAGTACTTAGAGTATGTCGTTCCTCAGAGTACTCACAAGTATACCCCTGATTTCGTGTTGCCTAATGGCATCATTATAGAAACTAAGGGTGTCTGGGATGCTGAAGATAGGAAGAAGCATTTATTAATCCGTGAGCAACATCCTGAGTTAGATATCCGGTTTGTCTTTAGTAGAAGTAAGACGTACATTTATAAGGGATCGTCTACTACTTACGCTAGCTTCTGCAACAAGAACGGCATTAAGTTTGCCGATAAGCTGATCCCCGAAGAATGGCTTAAAGAGAAACCTAAAGATATCCCTGAGGGAATCTTGAAGAACAAGAATAATAACAATAACAACAAGAGAATTAATAAATGACTACTACCTTTAAGGAACCACTGATTGACTACCATAGAAACTTTGTTAAGTTCAAGTCTCGCAGTTCTACGAATTATCTGGTGGTTCACTGCAGCGCTACTCAAAATAAGCCTGAGTACACTTGGAAAACTATTGATCAAATGCATCGTCAAAAGGGATGGCTTGGTATAGGATATCACTTTGTCATTCTTACGGATGGAGCTATTCAAAATGGCAGACCCCTTGAAGCTATTGGCAGTCACGTTCTTGGTTATAATGACGACAGTGTTGGCATTTGCCTTATTGGGGGGACTGATCGTAACGGTAAGTCTGTAGACAACTTTACAGAGAAGCAAAAGGAATCTCTTAAGAAACTTTTAGACTGGCTTAAGAGTAAGTATCCTAAAGCTAAGGTCTTAGGGCATAGAGATTTCCCCGGGGTAGCCAAAGACTGCCCTTGCTTTGATGTTCAGTCGTGGTACGGCCGTGGTGCTGTCTACGTTACCTATGAAGATGCAAGTTCTCTTGATAGATGCAAGTTGTCTCAAGCTGATCTTAAGGAAGCCAATGGGACACTTGAGTTCACTAAAGGCGACTTAGTTCGTATCGCATAAAATCTCCACTACTAGAGAGAAGAATAAACTATGTGGGAGAAGGTAGCCATACTAGCAGTAGTCTTAGCTTTCATTACAGGTGTCATTGGTGGCAGGAAATATGAAAGCAATAAGCACACTGAAGAGCTTGTAGCTATTCAAGCTCAGAATGAAGTCAAACTAAAGGAGCTAACAGCTAGGAAAGATGAAACAATTAGCCTTATCATTAAAAGTAAAGCTTCTGATGCTGCTGACTTGGCTGCCCTTACTAAACATGTTAATCGGTTGCAGTACAACCTCAGTAGCACCGATAGAAAGCTTCTCAGGGATGCCTCAGGAGCTAATGCAAAGTCAGTCGAAGCGTGTAGACAGTTACTCTCAGAGAGTGCAGGACTTCATAGAGAAGGTGTTGAATTACTCAGAGACCTCAACACGAGACTAGAGGCTTTTATCAAACTGAATACTCTAAAAAGAAGTAACTAATTATGCGTCCATTCCCAACACAGTTCTTCTAAAGCTGTACCTAAAAAGTTGGAAGGAGGTGAGAGGTTCGATTCCTCATGGACGCTCCAAATACTCGGGCGATTGGTGAAACGGGTAGACACAAGAGACTTAAAATCTCTCGGAGAAATCCTTAGGGGTTCGAATCCCCTATCGCCTACCATAGTAAACACACTAAAGGAAACCAAATCATGGAACCTATTGAACGTAAATCAGACTGGAATTTTCCTGATGGGGATTCATACCGTGATGAACTCCATAGCAATCAGAAAGAGAAGTGGGAATATGAGTATGAGGCATTCCTAGATTCTGAAGATGACTCTGATGACGAAGATGAGGAGGATGATGAAGATGAGTGATGATATTTGTCATGCATACTGCGTAGGTAACTCTAAGGTTATCCTACGGGCACGCTGGGATAACCTCTATACGTTTGAGTTGGAGTATCCTCGTTTCATCCATAGTGAATTCATGACCCACAGGATGTTCTCAAAATGTGCCTCTAGTTCACGTGCAGTTCCTGTAGAGAAGACAATTCAGAACATCTTGAATGAACCTTGGAAACCTTTGCATGTCTATAAGAATTGCAGAGGCATGCAAGGTAAGGAGCTTGTGAGTGATGATGAGTATGATAGCTTCTGCGAACATTGGGATGATGCTAAACACCAAGCTATCGAGGTCGCCCATAAGATGATCAAAGAGGGGTTTCATAAGCAGCACATTAATCGTATCCTTGAGCCCTTCACTAAGATCAAGGTTATTGTCACTGCTACTGAGTGGGACAACTTCTTTAAGCTCCGATTGGCACATGATGCTGACCCAGAGATTCAGGATCTTGCTAAGGCTATCAAGCTGTCTATGGACAACGCTGCAGATTACATCTACGTCAACACACTTGGTGGCTGTACGCTTCCTTATGTCAACATTGATGAGATAACAGCTATCGAGGATAGACGGATGCTTAAGCTTATTTCAGCTGCACGCTGTGCCCGAGTGTCTTATCTCAATCACGATGGGTCTGCCCCAGATATCCTAAAGGATCTTAAGCTTGCTAAGCACCTTATTGAGAATGGGCATATGACACCATTTGAACATCAGTGCAGGGGTATCTTTGAGGGTGATGCCTTTTACTATAACCTTCGTAATTTCCAAAGTGCACGCTATATGCTAGATCATGGAATCAACCTTTCTGCACCATGAGCCCTGTCCTAAGTGTGGCTCTAGTGATGCTCTTGCTGTTTTTAGTGATGGTCATAGGTATTGCTATAGCTGTACCACTTATTTTAGACCTGATGGATCTTTGGACAAACCCAAGGGGGTAAAGATGTCAGCATCCAATATGATTCCTTTAGAGGAACTACAGATCTCTGCTTTGCCTGCTAGGGGTATCACTAAAGATACTTGTACTAAGCTAAAGTATTTCGTGGGGGAGTATAAGGGTAACCCTTGTCAAGTGGCTTGCTACTATGATGACAAGGGTTCTCTTGTAGGACAAAAGCTTAGATTCCCTGATAAGTCTTTTGTTGTACTAGGGAAGATCTCTGGGTGCCTCTATGGTTCTCAGTTGTGGTCTAGTGGTAAGAAACTAGTAATCACTGAGGGTGAGATAGATGCCCTTAGTGTGTCTCAAATGCAAGGCAATAAGTGGCCTGTAGTGTCTATTCCTAATGGTGCTCAGGCTGCTAGGAAAGCCATTGAAGCTAACCTAGAGTATCTAAATAACTTTGAAGAGATCATCCTAATGTTTGATATGGATGATCCGGGACGTAAAGCATGTGAAGATTGTGCAAAGATTCTCCCAGTGGGTAAAGCGTACATTGCTAATCTACCTCTTAAGGATCCTAATGAGTGTCTTAAGGCTGGGAGATCAGGTGACCTTGTATCGGCCATATGGAACGCTAAGCCTTACAGACCTGATGGAATTGTTTCAGGTCAAGATCTCTATGAGAAGTGTGTGGAAGGTCTTGATAGTCTTAAAGACAGTGTGGCCTATCCTTTTCAAGCTCTCCAAAGCAAGACAAACGGTGCTAGACACGGTGAGCTTTATGTCATTACCTCAGGATCAGGCATGGGAAAATCCACTCTACTCAGAGAGCTTGAATATTTCTTTGGTGTCTCTAAAGGCGAGACTTGTGGCGTGGTTGCTCTTGAGGAATCTACAGCAAAGACGGGACTTGAACTTATGTCCATATTTCTTAATAGACGTCTCATTATCAGCGTGGATCCCGATAGTGTTTCTAAAGAAGAACTCAAGAGTGCTTTTGATGCCACGATTGGCAACGGAAAGTTCTTCCTCTATGATCACTTTGGATCACTTGATTCTGGGAATCTGCTTAGTAAGCTTAGATACATGATCGTAGCTTTAGGATGCAAGAGAATCTTCCTAGACCATATCTCTATTGTTGTCTCTGGTATGGACAATAGTGACGATGGCGGGGAGCGTAAAGCTATTGACAAACTAATGACAAACCTTAGATCCCTTGTTGAAGAAACAGGGTGTACTATGTATGTCGTTAGTCACCTTAAGCGCCCCGATAAGAAAGGTCACGAAGAAGGAGCTCAGGTGTCTTTAAGTCAACTTAGGGGTTCCGGTGCTATCGCTCAGCTTGCAGATATGGTGATTGGCCTGGAGAGGAATCAACAGGGAGATAATCCTAATGTCATGGCCATTAGAGTACTTAAGAATCGTTTCAGTGGTTTGACTGGTATCAGTGGTTACCTTTACTATAATCAGGACACTGGTAGGCTCTCTGACTATGAAGCAGTTCCTGAGTGTCCATTTGAGGATGAAGAAAATGAGTTTTAAAGAGTTTATTTCCCCACTTACTTTCTGGTATTATGACAAGGACATGTCTCTTACGGATCGTGCCATCTCATGCTTTTGGTTTATCCTGTTGCTTCCTATAGCACCTGTGATTCTAGCCTCTGAGTATGCGGATTCTGTTACGTACAGAGACCTAAGCTCTCTGGTATTCAAGATCTACGTGATTGCTATGTGGCTTATTACAATTACAGGTATCTCACTTCTGGTGATCCTGTAGGATCTTTTTAGCAAAGCTATAGAAGGATATAGAAAATGCTTCAACTATACGACAAACACATCATTACTGATATCGAAACCAATGGATTATTGGATACCGTAACTAAATTCTGGTGCGCATGGATCTACGATAGTGCCTCTCAGGAGTACAAAGGATATAAGGATCTCGATGAATACATTGATGCTCTTAATGTATATGGTACTAGCGGTTATAACTTGGTATTTCACAATGGTATCAAGTACGATGTCCCTTGTCTTAAGCGACTATCAGGTAAAGACTTTGTATTTGATCCTAGGGATTGTGTTATCGATACGCTTGTCTTTGCTCGTCTAGTTTGGAGCAACATTAAAGATCTCGATATGGGCTTAATTCGTTCTGGGAGGCTTCCCAAGGATCTCTTTGGTTCCCATTCATTGAAAGCCTATGGCTATCGTATGCGTGAACTAAAGGGCACCTATGGGGAACAGGAGGAGGCTTGGGACAGCTTCTCAGAAGAGATGTATCAGTACAACTATCAGGACGTAGTTGTTACTAAGATGCTTTTTGATAAACTCTTAGGCAAAGGTTACCCTTGGGAGGCCGTACAGCTTGAGCATGATATCGCATGGGTGATGGCTAAGCAGGAGCGTAATGGTTTTGTCTTTAATAGAGATAAAGCTGTAGTTCTCTATAGTGAGCTTGCAGGGCGCAGAGATGAGTTGACTAAAGAGCTGCAAGAGAGTGTCCCTCCTCTATTGACTGGCTATAAGGTCTACAAGAGAGACAACGCTAAGAAAGGTATTAAAGCAGGTGTACAGTATCCTGTTTATGAAACCTTTAATCCCAATAGTCGACAACAGATTGCTAAGGTTCTCATTGAGCAAGGGTGGGAGCCTCAGGAGGTGACTGATACGGGGTTGCCTAAGGTTGATGAAGAAACTCTAAAGACTGCTAAAGATATTCCTATGACTAGCAAGATCTTAGAGCTTCTCATGTTAAACAAACGTATTGGTCAGCTTGCTGAAGGCAGTAATGCGTGGCTAAAGCTAATGAAGGAGGATCCTGATGGCTACATCCGTATTCACGGGAGTGTTAACCCTAATGGGGCTGTCACTGGCCGTGCAACTCATAGCTATCCTAATGTTGCACAAGTTCCTGCCAATAGAGCCCCCTACGGGGAGGTTTGCAGAGAACTATTCACTGTTCCACAAGGTTGGTATGAAGCTGGTATTGATGCTTCTGGGCTTGAGCTCCGCTGCCTTGGGCACTTCCTATCTCCTTATGATGAGGGGGCTTATGTAAAGGAGATCCTCTCAGGGGATATCCATACGCATAACCAAAAGATGGCAGGGCTTGCTACACGTGACCAAGCGAAAACTATGATATATTGTCTCCTTTAACATTTATAGAGGAGCTTAAACCCATTGAACTCAGGGGAACACTTAGATATCTAAGTCAATCCTGATCGAAGCTAGATAAGAATAATAAAAATGACAACTGAATACGGAGTATCTTATATTAACAAACCTAAGGCGGCACAAACGGCTCTTCCTAGTAAGTATCCTCAGGGATATTTTAAAGATAAACCTTGTAGGGAATGTGGTAAGGTGTTTTCCCCTAAAGCACCTAGTGAGTTATACTGCAGCGATAAATGTAAAGATATCGCAATAACTTCTAGATACCTAGAAAATAACTATGGGATAAACTACCATGACTACAAGAGGATGCAGGAGGAGCAACAGTATAAATGTGCTATTTGTGGAAGCGAGGGTTTTGTTATGGATACTTCGAGACATAACTTAAAATTAGTAGTTGATCATGATCACGCAACAGGTGTAGTCCGTGGCCTTCTTTGCCATAATTGCAATAGGGGGCTAGGGCTGTTTCATGACAGTACTGCTGATCTTAAGGCAGCTATTTCTTATCTAGAACGAGCAACGACTATCCCGAAAGGGAGTACACCTAAGCAGGTGGAAGCGGTGGGGGCTGTTGAAGGACAGTCATGATATAGTCTATTCTCATAGGTGACTATGAGCAGGCGTTTTGCCGGGCTGTAATTAGCGACTACAGCTGAATATAAAGTATGGTGGTGGTGACGCTAAATTAGGAGAAGTTGTTAATGGATGTGCTAAAGATGGCAAGGCACTTAAAGAGAAGTTCTTTAAGGCTGTTCCTGCTTATAAAGATCTAGTAGAGGATATCTCTCATAGTCTTGTCTCCTCTTCAGAGTGGATCGGAGGGACACATAAAGTTAAGTGGCGTAAGCGTTGGCACCCTGATAGTCCTCAGCTTGAGATCACTCATTGTGTCTTAGGTTTGGACAGACGTGTCATCTATGTGCGCTCTGAGCACTCAGCTTTGAATACCCTATTGCAATCTGCAGGTGCTCTCATTTGTAAGAAATGGGTGTGTCTTGTAGAAGAGAATATGCGTAAGGCTGGCTATAAGCACGGCTGGGATGGAGACTTTGTCATGATGGCGTGGATTCATGATGAGTGTCAGATAGCTTGTCGCACTAAGGAAATCGCTGAAGATTGCTGTAGGATTGCTCAGGAATCCATGAGACAAACTCAGGCATTCTTTAATTTTAAATGTCAACTTGATACTGAAGGAAAGATTGGCTGTAACTGGGCAGCTTGTCATTAATTACTACTATGGAAAACACTGGTATGACTAAAGAAACTAAGGCAGCACTGCTGCGTGACTATAAGGCTCCTAAGGATGACGTTAAGCACATCCATATTATGTGGAAGTGGAAGGTGCATCATGATCACTATGGTGCAGTGCCTGCCTATGGTGCTCTTGTGACACTCAATGGTGCGCCTATTCTTGACTACAATCCTGAGCCCCGTACGGTAAACGATTGGACACCTGAAGAGATTATTCATGACCTCCTGATGAAGCTTGGTTATAGTGTTATCTCTGATACAGCTACTTATGAGGAGGACTGCTATGAAGATGCCTAAGTATTTCTATACAGAAGAGAAGAGTACTGGGGAGATTATTGTTCACAAGCGTAACGCTGAGATGAGTAACTACTGCAGTGCTCTTGCTTACATTGGTGAAGTCCATCCTAAACTTCAGTCAGACTATTGTCGATACAATGCACGAATGATTGCTGAGATGGCCTCTCGGGGTCACATTACGTCAATCAATAAGTACATTCGACAGGCAGGCAATCGATGGCTGCTTACTCGTTCTGGCGCTGAGCTTGCATCATCCTATGAGCGCTACTAAAGAATACATTGGGCTGATAGACGGAGATCTATTGGCCTATAAAGCCTCTTCAGCTGTCCAAAAGGATATCTATTGGGGAGATGGTCTATATACTTGTCATGCTTATTTGGATGATGCAATAGATCAATTTGAAGAGATTATTGGTGGTATTAAAGGTATACTAAAGACAAACCATAATGTCGAAATGAATGACTATTCGTTTGCATTTAGTGATCCTAATGATAACTTTAGGAAGCACTTAATGTCTGATTATAAAAACAATAGGCTTGATAAAAGAAAGCCTACTTGCTACTATGGATTAGTGGATTGGATCAGAAATAACTATGAATCTAAATCTAGTGAATCTCTAGAAGCTGATGATGTAATAGGTATTAATAGTACCCCTGATACAACCTTAATTGTGTCACTGGATAAGGATTTCAAAACTCTTCCTACTCATTTCTATAGAGTAAATGAAGATCAAATCTATTGGCTTGACGAAGATAAAGCTAACTATTGGCATATGTTTCAGACACTAGTAGGAGACACTGCTGATGGCTATAAAGGTTGCCCCGGTATTGGAGCAGTAAGAGCAGAGAGGATCCTTAAGGATGTCCCTCAGGATAAACTATGGGAGACTGTAGTTAATACCTACAAGAAAGCTGGCCTTACTGAAGAGGATGCTTTGCTGCAAGCTAGAATGGCCTATATTCTTCGCCAAGGGGACACTAAAGATACCCTTTGGACACCTGATAAAATCGTCTCTATTAAGACAACTAATAGTTGAGAATAAAATCACCACACTAGGAGATAGATAATCGTGAAAGATGATTCTATGAAAATTGATATCAAAGATACCACTAAAAGTGACCTTGATGAACCCCTCTTTGACAACTTTCCGGCAGTCCCTAAAGACCTGCTAGAGGGACTTCAGAAGATCTTTGATGTACGCAAGATGATCCGCTATAAGCCTACCGTTGATTACTGTGGGGGTGTACAGGATGTACTTGACTTCCTTGAAAATAAGTTCAATGAACAGAACCATGTAAATGAGGAGTAGATGGGTTCACTGTTTTCAAAGCCTAAGACACCTGAAGTGAAAGTTCAGGCACCGGCCTTAGATAACCCTGTAGTTGAACCTCAGGAACCTGAGTTAGGAGCTCAGGAGACTGAAGAACAGAAGGCTCGTAAGGGTAAGAAAGGTCTTAAGGTATCCTTAGACAAAGCTAAGGGTGTAGGCACTAACGTAATGTAAAAAATTAAAAAAGGATGACGAACACTATGGGGGACTATAGGGGGTCTATAGGTAAACTTTATGTTAAACCTATTGTAGACTTAAAGACAGCTATGGAGGCTCTAGATAAATGTATGGAATCTATTATAGATAATCCTAATAATTTATCCTTCATAAGAAACTTAGATAAAGACTATATTAGGTCTTTTGTTAAAGATGTAGTATTGAATAATAACCAATATGATTATCGTATTATTGGTTTCTATAGTCAATCTGCAGATGAACTAGTGGGATGCTGTTTGTTATCCTATGGTTACCCTTGGTATTCTAATAAGCAAAGAATCCTTAATGAAGAATGGACAGTCTCATTTAAAAGAGGTGCAGGTATTGCTAGAGCATTGTCTGATTATTTAATTGGTTGTCTAAAGAATGATGAGTGTGACTACATTCAAACTGGGAGTGTCAATGATTGGTGTGCTCCTATGTTAAAGAATAGTTATGTCTCTAAAGGATTCCGTATTTATAATTGCTATTATCTAAGTAAAGAGGACATTAATGGGATTTTTCAGTAAAATCACTAAACCCTTTAAGAAAATAATTAAGGTAGGCACTGGTGGCCTTATTGGTGGCCACAGTAACTCTGGTCAATCGACTACTGAAGCGCCTGCTCCTGAGTTAGGGTTTGTGAATGCAGATACGACTAACACTACTGAATCAGAATCAGAGAAGCAACAGTTAACTAAAGGAAAGAAGATAGGCAAGAAGTCTCTTAAGGTTGACATGACTGGTGCTGGGGGTACGGGACGTAATATTGTGTAATAATGGCAGAAACTAAACTAGATAATCAAACTGCTGAAGGTGCACAAAAGGTATACGAAAGATTGTCTACGGACAGAGATCAGTATACCCAGAGAGCAGAGAAGAATGCTACCTATACTATCCCTCAGTTGTTCCCTAAGGAATCTGATGATGGTGGCACTGCCTATACGACACCTTATAATTCTATTGGGGCTAGAGGTCTCAATAACTTAGCATCTAAGTTGTTGTTATCTTTGCTTCCCCCGGGTCAGCCTTTCTTTAGACTTGGGTTAGATACTGCAGCTAATGAGGCACTACAGGCATCTGGCAACGATCAGGTTAAGGCCACCATTGAGTATGGTTTGTCTATGATGGAAGCTGCTATGGTGAAGTACATGGAGCACAACGGTCTCAGACCTACGCTCTTTGAGTGCATTAAGCAGCTCCTGATTGCCGGTAATGCCTTGTTGTTCCTGCCTCCTCTTGAGGGTGGCATGAAGTGCTACACATTGAGAAACTATGTAGTCGAAAGAGATGCTATTGGCAATGTCCTTCAGATTGTCGCTAGAGATACTTTAGCTCAGGGGACTATCCCCCCGAGTATCTTAGGTCTCTTAGGTAACGCTGGTAATGAGGTTAATAAGTCTGAGAAGGTTAACATCTACACTCATACTTATCTTGTCCGTGGGGACACTTTAGAAGCTTCAGTGTGGCAGTCCTATCAGGAAGTCAATAACACCATTATCCCCGGATCAGAACAGACATATCCGTACGGTAAGTGCCCTTGGATCCCTGTGAGATTCACTAAGAAAGATGGGGAATCCTATGGTCGCTCCTTTGTTGAAGATTATCTTGGTGATTTGATCTCTCTAGAGAACCTTCAGCATGCCATTAACGATATGGCTATGATTTGTGCAAAGGTGTTGTACCTTGTGTCTCCGTCTTGTCAAACCAATATCAAAGCTCTTACTAAAGCTGAGAATGGTGCCTTCGTTAGAGGTCGACAGGACGATATTGTTGCAATGCAGACAAACAAACAGACTGACCTTCAGGGCTGCTATGCGGTATCTCAGGGTATCGAACAGAGATTGTCTTATTGCTTCATGTTATCTAGTACGACTGCTCAGATAACCCGAGATAGAGTTACGGCTGAGGAGATCAGATACATTGCTCAGGAACTTGAGGATACCTTAGGGGGTGTCTATAGTCTCCTGTCTCAGGAACTTCAGTTGCCTTTAGTGTCCTGTATCTTCAATCAGATGCAGTCTAATGGCAGCCTTCCGACTATCTCTGAGAAGTTCGCTACGATTGAACCTACGGTCATCACTGGTGTTGATGCCTTGGGTCGTGGTCATGACTTTGCTAACTTGTCTCAGGCACTTCAGGTACTTGCTCAGTTCCCTGATATCATGCAGATGATCAATCAGCAGAACTTAGCTATGCGTATCTTCACGAGTGCTCAGATTGATGCTACGGGTCTCGTTAAGTCTCCTGAACAGGTTGCTAAGGAACAGCAGGCAATGATGGAACAGTATGCTGCCCAGCAGGGTGTTGATGCTCAGGCTCAGATGGCAGTAGATAACAACAAAGCTCAACAGGAACAGGGGGTGTAACAGGTGAGCGAAGAAACAACAAACTTGAATAGTGATGGTCTTAGTGTCGACAATGGTGTCGATATTATGATCTCAGGTACTCAGCAGCTTACCCTTGATGGTGATGAATCTACGGGTATGCTTAAGGATGGCGGTAGTAATGATGCTGTCCCTATGGGTGAGCCTTCTGAAGGCGAACATCAGGGTGAACCTCAGGCAGAACCACAACAGGGGGAACCTGAGGGTGACCTTAATGTAAAGATTGATAAGCACACGAAAACCTTAGATGCCCTTGGTAAGGATCTTAAGGCTAAAGGTGTGGACTTCAATCAGGCCATTAAGGAATACAATGAGTATGGGACCTTGTCTAGTAAGACTATGGCTGACCTTGCTCAGGCAGGTTATCCTTCAGAGGTCATTGAGGGTTTCATTGAATCACGACAGAACCTTGAGAGTGAGTTCACTAATGCTGTCTATAATTCAGCAGGTGGAGAACAGGCGTACAACAAGGTTATTGAGTGGGCACAAGGAAACCTCTCTAATAAGGTTCTGAGTTCCTTTAATCGAGCTATTGACAACAACAATCTTGAAGCTGTTACTCTTATGTTTGAGGGTATGAAAGCTAAGATGATTGCTAAGCAAGGAACACGTAATCCTACTATTATGGGTGGTGGGGTTACTACGGGTGGCTATAAGGGCTTCTCAAGTAAGCAGGAAGTAGTGGAGGCTATGAGTGACCCCCGCTATGGTGCTGACCCCAGTTACACTAGAGCTATCGAAATGAAGATGTACTATACTCAGTTGTAACGTACCCATAATAAAAACATTTCCTAATAACAATAATATAACTACAATAAGAATATAATAAAATGGCTGCGTTAACCGCTAATTCTATTTCCAATCCTGGTCAGAATCTGGGCGCTGAGGGTCGTGATGAGCTGTTCATGAAGATCTTCTCTGGTGAAGTCCTTACGGCTTTCACGAGAACCTCGGTCATGATGGACAAACAGATTGTTCGTACTATTCCGCACGGGAAGAGTGCCTCGTTCGCTGTCATGGGTCGTACTCATGCTAAGTATCTTACCCCGGGTGACTCCTTAGATGATCAGCGCAAGAAGATGGAGAACACGGAGCGAGTGATTGCTATCGATGGTCTCCTCACGGCTGATGCTCTTATCACGGATATCGATGATGCAATGAATCACTATGATGTTCGTACGGAATACTCGAAGCAGCTTGGTGAAGCTCTTGCTCAGGCTTTCGACTGTGCCTCTATCAATGAACTTGCTAACACGGGTGCTAAGACTGCCGAGGGTATGCCTGAGAACATCCCTTATAATGCTACTCTTGAAAATCCGGGTACGGGCAAGGCATTTGAGTATGTTACGGGTAAAGAGGAAGCTACGACTGTGGAGTATGGCAACAGCCTCCTGCAGGGTCTGATTGATGCCCGTGCTCAGTTTACGAAGAATTGGGTTCCGGCAGGTGACCGTTATTTCCTTGTCTCCCCCGAAGGTTATTCGGCTATCTGCCGTGCCCTTATGCCGGATGCTGCTAACTTTGCTGCTATCTTTGATCCGAACACGGGTCGACTTCAGAATGTCTGTGGCTTCCAGATTGTGGAAACCCCGAACTTCTTGAACACGGGTGTTGATGGTAAGCACGCTCTTAAGCAGCAGATCTCTACGGCTGGCCTTCAGGGTATCGCCTTCCACCGTTCCGCTGTGGGTGCCCTTAAGCTGAAGGATCTCGCTATGGAACGTGCTCGCAGAGCTGAATATCAGGCTGATCAGATCATCGCTAAGATGGCTGTGGGTCACGGTGGCCTTCGTCCTGAAGCCGTGGGTCTCTTCGTTAAGGCTGCTCAGGATGCTGCGTAATGTACTCGGAATCCGACATTAAGGATTCCTATTTCTATGTCAACGGGGGTTCTAAGAAAGGCTCCCGTTTGACTGTAGAAGAAAAGATTAAATTAGGTTTGATTAAAGCCCCAACTGAAGTCAAACCTAAGGTAGTCTCTAGGAAGCCTAAGATCCCTGCAGCTCCCAAATAATACATAATAATAACTATAAAATACTACTACAAAGGATAAATTATGATTGTCACTCCTTCTAACAAACTAGATGCAGTGAATGAGATTTTATCTGCTGTAGGCTCTAGTCCTGTCAACTCACTTGAAGATGAACTGAATGTAGACGTTCTGAATGCAGTGAGGATTCTCGATAGTGTCTCTAAAGAGATTCAATCAAGAGGATGGGACTTTAATATTGAAGATTCAGTAGCTTTATTGCCGGACGCTGATACTAACTTAGTTCCCTGCCCTAATAATTATCTTAGGTTTGTCAGCAGTGGTTATAAGTTGATCAGACGATCCGGCTATTTTTTCGACATTCTTTCGCAGACCAATGAGTTCCCTGAGGGTTTGACTTTAGATACTCTGGTTAGAGGATTAGACTTTGAGGAGTTACCTGAGGTATTCCGTAAGTTCATTACTTGTCGTGCAGCTAGAATCTTCCAGATGAGATATCTTACTTCAGATGACCTGAATACGCATCTGATGACTGAGGAATCTAGTGCCTATGCAGATATCATTGACTATGATCTAACTACGGGTAACTATAATATCCTCAATGATGACCAATACATTTCTCAGTATATCCAGAGGAGCTAATAGGGATGCCATTAGTATCGCAATCAACAGTATCCTATAAGGGTGGCGTATCTCAGCAACCGGATATCATTAGGTTTGCTGATCAGGTAGAGGAGCAGATCAATGGTTTCTCTAGTGAAGTCGATGGCCTGCAAAAGAGACCTCCTACAGTTCACATTAAGAGACTTGGGGACAGAGTAGATCCACTCACTACTAAGTATCATGTCATTAACAGAGACGAGACTGAGCAGTATATCTTAGGTATGTCCAGCGGGTCTCTAAAGGTATGGGATTTTGAAGGTAATGAAAAGAAAGTTGTTATTGACAATGATGCTAGTTATCTTAATGTCACGGACGCTAATAATGAATTTAGAGCAGTCACTGTTGCAGACTATACGTTCATTCTGAACCGTAGTAAAACCGTTGGTATGTCTAGCTCTACTACCCCTCAAAAAGGTCAGGACACTGCACTAGCGTACATTAAGAATGCCTCCTATGCTAAGACCTATGCTCTCTTTATGGGCAGTACCTTTATGTGTGGTGTCATTACACCTGATGGTGGTGAAGCTAAGCAGGCTGTACAGACTACCTCTGCGTACATTGCAAAGAAACTTGTAGACTTAGCTACAGGTTCTCAGGGTGCTGATGCGGGAGCCACTACCTATGATTGGCTATTAGGACAGATTGGAGGCAGAGCCACTATGGGGTTCGCTAAGAATCCTAATTTCAACTTCAAGGCTTATAACTTCCTTGTCTTTGGTGATTCCGTAGTTTCCATCCAATCTAAGTCTGGCCGGGATATGCCTAATGTTGTTGTTAAGGATGGCTTTGGCAACACTAATGCATATGTCTTGAAGGGTTACGTTAACAGTGTCTCTAAGCTTCCCCCTGCTGCTCCTGATGGTTACATCATGCGCATTAAGGGTGAATCTAACTCGGCTGATGATGACTACTATGTTAACTACAATGAAGGTAAGAATGCGTGGCTAGAGTGTGCCGCACCAAACATTCAGTATAAATTTGATTACTCTAGTATGCCTCATGCTCTCGTAAGAGAATCTGATGGCTCCTTCCACTTCAAAAGACTTACTTGGACTGATAGAGCAGTAGGCGATGAGGACAGCAATCCTGAGCCTAGCTTCGTAGGGGAAACGCTGAATGATATGTTCTTCTACAGAAATCGCTTAGGGTTCATCAGTGGTGAAAATGTTATCCTCAGTGCTTCTGCTGATTTCTTTAATTTCTGGTTTAGATCAGCAGCTACTATTGCTGATACTGATCCAATTGACCTTGCTGTATCTTCAAACAAAGTCTGTATTCTAACACATGCAGTACCATTCAGCAGGGAACTAATGTTGTTCTCTAGAGAGGGACAATTTGTTCTCTCTAGCGATGGCGTAATGACCCCTAAGAGTGCTAAGGTTGATCAAATCACTTCCTTTGATTACAGTGATGATGCTCAGCCTTTAGGTGTAGGACAAAGTATTTTCTTTATCTCTAACAGAGTTAACTATTGCTCTCTTATGAGATACTATACGGTACAGGACGTAGCTGATCTTAAGGATGCTGAGGACGTAGCTGCACATGTTCCTACGTATATTCCTAAGGGAATCTTTAGGCTCTCTGGTAATACTTCAGACAATGTAATCACACTGTGTTCACGTACTCATACTAACACTGTATGGATCTTTAAGTACATCATTCAGAATTCCCAGAGTCTGCAGCAGTCATGGTGCAAATGGACGTTCCGATATGAAGGTACTCAGGTCTTACTTGCAGAGTTCGTAGGCTCTGAAATCTACTTCCTTATTAACACTGATGGCGGACTGTTCTTAGAGAAGAGCAGGCTTACAGGTCAGGCAGTAGACTTCTCTGATGAGCCTGTAAGATACTTTATGGATCGTAAGGTACGCTATGTCATCCCTGCTACTAATAAGTACAGTGACTACAATGACTATACCGAGGTCTCCCTAAAGGATGTCTATGGTGCTGTTCCTAAGATTGGCTCAGCTACGTATTGTCTAGTTGGTACTGATGGCTACTATCATCAGGTATCCTCTTGGGATGATAATGGTGTCTTTAAGGTAACTGGGGATCTCAGAGGCATGACTTACTTCGTAGGCAGGCAATATGAATTTGATGTTGTATTGTCTAGACCAACGATTAAGAAAACTACTTCTGATGGTGCTACAATCTCTGAAGATGAAGGCAGATTACAACTGAGATACTATTGGTTTAACTATAGTAACTCTGGTACCTTTGATGTGTCTGTAGACAATGATGTCAAGCATAAGCACTTCAAGTACACTTGTACATCTAAGGTCTTAAGTGAATCTCCATTAGTCTTAGGAGCCTATAGAGTAGCAACAGGTAAGTTTAAGTTCCCTGTGCAGGACAACAGTACTGAGGTTAAGATTACAGTTACTTCAGACAATCCTTTACCTGTGAACCTTATCTCTGGTGGTTGGGAAGGATATTACATTCGGAGGAATACTCAGACGTGAGAAAGGGATTAACTCTTAAGAAAGCTATGGTTGGTGCTTTGCCTAGTATGGCGCCTATGGAGCAGGAGATTGGTAAAGGTCTTGTTATGGCTACTCTGTCTCTGCCTGAGGCACCTATTGAAGTAGAGCATTTCCTGTGGGCAGGCTGTTACGTTAGAACCATTCTATTGAGAAAGGGTGAGATTGGTGCAGGTGCTTTCATTAAGATTCCTACAGTGGTTATCGTTAGTGGGGACTGTAAGGTTGTCGTAGGGGATCACCTAGAGGAGATCTCTGGCTATTCTGTATTGAAAGGTATGGATGGCCGTAGGCAGGTCTTTAGTGCCTTTGAGGACACCTACATTACAATGTTCTTTGCTAGTAACGCATCTACTGTAGAGGAAGCAGAGAAAGAGTTTACTGATGAGTGGCAGTTATTAACTAACAATAGAGAGGAACTATGTCAGGAATAATTGCTGCAGGTGCAGTAATCGGTGCAGTTGCAGGTGGTGGCAGTTCCCTGTGGCAGAAATCAAAGTACAACAGATCTCTCACTAAAGCATTCAAGAAACAGATGTACTATGCTCAGATGAACTACAATTGGAATCAGAACCAATTGACTAGACAAGAGCAGAGTGCCTATGATAATGCTGTGAGCAACTTATTTCAGTTGTCTTATAACGCCTTGCAGAATAACGCTACAGTTGAAGCTTCTCTAGCTGAGACAGGTTACGAAGGGCGAACTGCAGGACAAATCAAAAGATCTATCTCAGGTGCAGTACTGCGACAAAAGACTGCTCTTAAGGATGCCTATGAGACTGATGTAACTAACATTAGATCTCAGAAGGATGCTCTATATGTCCAGATGAAGAATTCTGTAGAGCAGGCTAGAGATCAACTCAAGAGCCAATATAAGGGTGGCATGAGCTACGTTATGGAATTCCTCGATAGTTCTGCTAAAGGTGCAGCTATTGGTGCAGCTACAGCAGGTGCAGGCAGTGCTCTTGCAGGTGCTGCAGGTACCGTAGGTGGTACTGGTGGTACCATTGCGGGTACTGTGGGTGGAGAGACGGTTGTTGCAGGTACCTCTAGTGTTGGGGGTTCTGCGGGTCTCTATGGTATTGCAGGAGCGAATGTCTTAGGTACATCTACTGCAGGTGTTACTACTTCTTCGTCTACTATGGGTACCGGTACTAGCTTTATGAATAACTTTATGGCTAATTATAGTACCCTTAAGACACAAAACCAAGACATGTTTAACTTCCTTGATTACATACAAAACTTTACTGGGGCGATGAATCAGGGGTATAACCGTAGAGGTTCCTATGGAGGTTATTACTACTAATGGCTTATAAGAATACAGCAGGTACTACGTCCATTGCTAATGAGATGGGTACTTGGAGGTACTTCAGTTCTGGCTTAGCTAAGCTCGGGGAATATAAGAGTGCAAACCTAAACATTGATTCCTCGAAGGTGACTGCAGACCTCGAAGGTGACTGGGTGAATGCTTTAGGTCTAGCTTTTAAGCAGGCATCTAAAGACTTCGATCAGTATCAGATTGATGAAGCAAAGCGGCAACAGGTAAAGAAGAAAGAAGTAGAGGACTTAGCTGATAAGTATTTCCAAAGTCATTCTATTGAGCAGTATCAGCAGGATATCAAGAATAATCGTATTCCGTTTCAGGACAATCCATTTGCTATGTCTAGACTTAAGTATCTGCATGGTCGAATGGCATACAATCTGGCCTATCAGGACTTTGTTAATGAACAGGTTAATACGAATAAGCTTGCTGGTAAGTCTCAGGTTGAAGTAGATTCAGAGTTCTATCAGTACGCTAAAGAGAGCCAAAAGGATCTTGCTGATTCCTTTGGTTACTCTATGGATGATGAGTTCTTTAAGGAGGGTTTCTTTGAGACTTCTCCTGAGGGTCGTCTAAAGGTAATCGCTCAGAAGGAAGCTGTAGAGGATAAATGGGAAACTGAGAAATCTCTTATTGCTGATTCCTCTAACATTGCTACGATCATTAATTCAGGGTCACCTAATGCAGGTCAAGCTTTCCTGAATTACCTTGATCAAATGGGGAGAACTACGGGGGCTAACTATTCCCCTGAGATGCAATATAAGCTTCTCAACAACGCTTTCCAGATGGCCTCTAAGTCTCGCTATGGTTCTCAGCTTATTGAGAGTATTGCAGATAAAGAGATTCCATTTATCAAAGGGACTACCTTTAGAGAGCTATTGGGTGAGGATAACCTTAAGGCATGGCTTGTCAATGCAGAGACTGTAAAGGCTACTGACAATGCTATGGAGTTCTCTCATTGGTGTGATGATATTGACAAGTATGTTGAGGATGGCAACTATGTTCTCCTCAGCCAACTTAAGGATGAAGAGTATCTCTCCAATAACAATGTAGAGACACCTAGAACTAAGTACCTTGATCAGGCAATCAGGAACGCTAAGAGAACTGCTCAGGCTAACCTTAAGGCCGCTGGGAAGGTGCGGGGGGATGCTCTCTATGAAGAGTACCTTGGGGATACTCTTAAGGCTAACATTACTGGTACTGCGGTTCCTACTGAGGAGGCTTTTAGGAAAGTCCTTCAGGATGCAGGGATCTCTCTGAATTCCAATGATATGAAGGTTATTGGGCAAGGGTTTGTCCAGAAGATCTTCACTGGGGGTGACCCAAAGAAGATCTCAATGCTACTCACTATGGCTACCTCTAAGGGTACCCCTAATTCCATTAGAGAGCCTGTCACTGAGATGCTTAAAGAGTACTATCAGGACTTAGATCATAGACTTAATGAAATTGCTATGACTGGTAAGATCTCATCTAAGGATGCTGTAGATTTACTTACGGATAAGGAAGCAGGTGACTTCCAGTATAATATCCCGGGTCAAGCTAGAGCAATCTCTATCTCAGGGTTATCCCCAGGGTTCCAAACTTTAATGAGCCTCTATAGTACTAATCCTTCAGCAGTACGACAGATTCTCACTAATGGTACCTATGGTGACACTCGTGTATACTCCCAGTTGTCTACTGTAGATATGGCTATCAGGCTTGGTAAGAATCCCCTTCAGGTTCTCGCTTCTGCTCAGGCTTTTAAGGCTCAGCAACAGAGAAAGGCACTAGAATCAGGCGTTCCTTTAGAGCAGCTATTGCCTAGATTCAGAGTAGACAGGAATGAGATTCAGGGTTTAGTTGGCACTGGGGGTCTCAACAGAGCTACTACGGATATGTTGGATACTCTTGTGTGGGCTGAGATTCGAGCCTATAAGGATGCCAATCCTACAGATGATACCTCTATCCGTAAGCTTGGTAAGGCCGCTATGGAAAAGGTAGCCAATGAATTCGTAGGTGTCCGTGGCTTTGTTCTTCCAATTGCTTCTATTCAGCAGGGGTTAGGTGAGGTTGGAGTTACCCCTCAGTCTCCTGAGGATCTAGCTAAGTATGCCAATGAGGTCTTTAAAGACTACATGAGTGAGAGAGGTCTTAATACACCTATGCTTTATGATAGTTCTTTCTATGATGTCAATAGAGATAATATTTCTGTAGTTGCTCTTGATGGTACTGAGAATATGGTTATTCCTATGAAGGACTTCACTGCTAGAATTAAAGCTAAGATTGTTAAGAATATTGAGGAGGGTTCCAAGTTTAAATGGCCGACAATTCATACGTTCCGGTAGACACTGGGGAATATCCTGTAGCTAACCTAGGGAGGTTCTTAGGAGCCTCTAAGCCTCAGTATGAAGCCTATGTAACTACTACTCCTATTGAGAACATTCCTGAAAAGGATGTACTTAAGGGAGACACTAAGAGTTATAGTCTCTTTAACTTTAACGAGAGTGCTTTTGTAGATGGTGTTAAGGTTTCCCCTATTGGAATGTGGGTTCGCAGAGGGGGATTTACTACCAAGAAATATGAGCCTACCGAAGAAGAGAAGGATGAACTGTATAAGCAGTTCAATTATGACAAAGATGATATTGACTTTGTTTTAGATAATGCTTCTTCTATGGAGGACGTTAAGAGGAATGCAGACTTACTTGCAGAGAACCGAAGGGTTGAAGCTCAGTTTGCGAATAGTCCTTGGTATATGTCTTTAGTAGGTGGCTTAGGGAGTGCTGTAGGTAACCCTGTGGATATTGTTACTACGGTTGCTTCAGTTGTAGCTCCCCCTATTGGTGTCTCCTCTAAGGTAGCTTTAGGTGCCACTAAGGTCACTGCTAATGTTGTCTCAGGTGTAGCAGCTAATCAGCTTCAGGATTACGTTACAGGTATTCATCATGATGTCTGGGCAGACGTTGGTGCTATTGCAGGTCTTACGTTAGGCTTTGAGGGACTAGGTAAAGGGTTACGTACAGTCTCTCAAGTTAACCGTAAGGTTGCTATAGCTCATGATGCTATGCTAAAGGGTGAGAAACCCCCTGAGGATGTTGTCTTTACCCCTATCGAGAGAACACTTGCTAATAAGACTTTACCTCTTGCTAGAAAGATGAATGACCTTAGAGAACAGCTTACCTCTAAGTTGCCTTCAGTTGAATTCAAACAGAAGCTATTGTCTTATAGAGATAAATCTGAGGATCTTAAGGAATACATTGGTAACCTCACTCATTGGGAACAAGGTATACGTACTGATGAAGGTTTTAAGCAGAGACTGAATAGCCCTGCTAAGAATACTCTCTTTGATGAAGTAGAGGGCCTTATGGTTGAAACAGATAGCCTCATGAATACCCTTCCTCATGATGTACAGAAGTTATCCAACAGGTACGGAAGAGAGGAGACTAATGAGTTCCTTTATGACAAGATTGGTGGCTATGATGTCTCTAAGAATCCACTTAGTAAAGATCCTGAAGCTGTAGCACTGGCCGATAGAATTTCAGATACCTATAGACACCGTGGCCTTAAGCTGCATCATCTTGGTCTAGTTGATGCTGCCTATAGAATTGGTAAGTATGTTCCAGTAGTTATTGACAAATGGAAGATGCATGACTTCCTGCTTAGAGTAGGTGGAGATGAGCAGGCAGGTAAGTATCTGCAGAACTATCTCTATACAGGCGTAACTCGTTCCGCAGAAAGGCTTGCAGAGTTCCGTAGGATTTGGAAAGAGGAACTACAGGCTCAGGCAGAGAAGGAAGCTAAGAAAGCCGAAGCTCAGGGACTTGAAGTAAACAAAGTAAAGCTTACTCCTGAGGAAGAAGATATTCAATTCAATGCGTGGCTCTGGGATGAAGCTAGAAAGGCAGGATATGGATATAGAGATCAGAATCACTCTGGTCACTCTGTAGACAACTTTAGTGATGATGCTAGAGACTTCTCCTTTCAGAAACGAAGGATTCCTTGGGATACCTCTTATAAAGATCATTCTGGCTTCTCTCTGAATAAACTCAGAGGAGATATTGTTGATGTCTCTGGCAGATACTTTAATCGTACTGCGGGGTTACTTGCAGAGAAACGAGTATACAACAGAGACTTCTCAGAGGGACTTGAGCATATCAATAAGATGGCTGATGACTATTGGGTAAAGAATACCAATAGACGTCCTGAGGGTGAGGATGAACTTCGTGAGGCTCTTAATGTCATGCATAGGCGTGCCTATGGTATGGCTATTAATCCCAACAGAGCTAACTTCACTACTGGGGATGCTCTTGCAGATATCATGAAGCAGTTAGCTTTCTCCTCCTTTGGTACTCTCATGGGTATCCTTAACTACGGTGAAGTTGGAGCAGCACTTCAGGCATATGGTGCAGGTGCTCTCATTAGAATGATCCCAGGGGTACATGAGACTGTCCAAAGATGGGGCAACGGTTTATTCACTAAGAATGATATTACCGCTATTAAGGATCACCTTATTGGCAGAGAACTTTATGATACCTTAGATGCCGCAGAGATCATGAGGCGTAACGCAGAGAAATATCGTAACATTAATCCCTATATGGCTAAGGCTGTAGGGATCTTTAATGTTATTGCAGACTACTCCCCTGCTGCTCAGATTCAGAGGTACACTAATAACACTATCATTGATACAGTCGTTAGTTGCTTCCTTGGGGAGTTCATGCAGAAGGCTTATGGGCGTACTGCGGCCCACAGAGGATTCCTTAGAGATATCGATCTTAAGAGAGTAGGGATTACTAAAGCTGATCTTGATTATACCCTAATGGCTAGCAAGAGATTCTTTAGGTACGATGAGACAGCTAAGACACCTATGCTCAAGAAAGGTACACGATTGGCTGACTTCAGAGATGACGATAAAGCTATGAGTGTATTGCGTAAGCTCACTAACTACGCTATTGAGGAGACCCTTCAGAGACGCAAATTAGATGATGTCTTTACGTGGCAGGTAGCTAATAATCCTGTAGTGTCTATGGCTCTCCAGTTTAAGACCTTCGCAGTGCAGTCCTATAATAAGCGTTTCGTTAAACTAATGAACCGCTGGGAAGAAGAGGGCAACCTTGCTGCATTGAATAGCTATCTCACCTCTAGTGCTCTTACAGGTGCAATTACGTTAGCTCAGGTTAACCTTAGAGCCTTGGGTATGGAGGATGAAGCTAAAGAGCAGTACCTTCAGAACACCTTAGGTATTGGCTCTATAGATGACTTGAGTGATCCTGATGCACTTACTACATTCTTGATGCAGGCATTCTTTAATAGAAACCCCTATACAGCCTCTATGGCTCTTGCATTGAATTCTGTAGGTATTGGCACATCAGCTAAGACTACAGCTCAAACTAGAGATACCTTAGGTGAAGATTCTAACTACATCAAGTGGAATGGTATCGCTAATACTGTCTTAGATATGTTCCCTGCATTGCGCTATGGCGAATCTCTTGCCTTTGGTGGCTTGGGTACATACAGCAGAATTCAGGATATGATTCTTAATGATTCTACCTATAAGGATCGAAGGGATATCGCTAGGTATATCAAGCGGTCTACATCAACTATCCCAAATATACCGGGGATAACTAATGCAATTAAGTCCTTCGTTAATGACGATCTAGAGGACTACAAATATGGATATTAATATTTAATGGCTTCCACTATTGCTTTTTATATAGGTGACGGTACTAGAACTGACTTTACAGTTCCCTTTGATTATCTAAAGAAGTCTTTCGTTACTGTACGATTAGGTGCTGGCACTACTCTTACTGGGGGTGACTACGGTGATACCGGCAGTGACTATTACTTCCTAGATAAAACTACGATTAGACTTAAGGTAGCTCCTGCATCAGGAGAATCCTTAACAATCCGAAGATATACCTCAGCTACTGAACGAGTAGTCACCTTTAAGGATGCCTCCATTCTTAAGGCTACTGACTTGGATACGTCTCAGGTGCAGGCATTTCATATCGCTGAAGAAGGCCGAGATATCCTTGAGGATTCCCTTAGTGCCAACCGAGAGGGAAACTGGGACGCTAAGAATAAGAGAGTTGTTAACTTAGCTGATCCAGTGGATCCTCAGGATGCCCTTACTAAGGCTTACTATGATGCCGATTCTCAGAAGGTTCAAGCTAACCGTGATGAAACTGAGAAGTTAATGCAGAGAGCTGAGGCTGCTGTAGACAATGCCAAAGTATCTGAAGTATCTGCAAGTAAGTCTGAAGCTAACGCAAAGGCATCTGCAGGTACTGCTGTCTCTGCTGCAGGTAAGACTGAGGCACTTCATGCAAATACTCAGATTCTTCATGATAAGGCTGTAGTCTCTGCAGATAACGCTAAGACTTCCGAGAATCACGCTAAGGCATCTGAAGTAGCCTCAAAGAAATCTGCAGAGAACGCTAAGACTAGTGAAACTAATGCTAAGACTTCAGAGGCTAACGCTAAGCAGTCTGAAGCTAACGCAAAGGCATCTGAAGAGGCAGCTAAGGAATCTGCAGACTACGTAAAGGAAACTGCTGATGTAGTAGTTCCTATTGCTCCTGAGATTAAGATTGTCGCTAATAACATCACTCATGTTCAGACTACCTCGAACAACATTAAGGATGTTAACTTAGTTGGGGGTGACCTAGAGGGTTCCTTTGGTATCTCTACATTCTTGGACTATGGTGACTTAGGAGATACTTCAGGTACTATTCCTACGATCACTGGTGGCAACATTAAGGTAGTTGCAGACAATATTGAGGATGTTCGTACAGTAGCTGGCCTTGCAGATGGTTTCCAGACTGTTATCAACTCTGTAGAGACTGTTACTAGTCTTACTACTAGAGCTGAGACTGCTGCTACTACTGCTACTACTAAAGCTACTGAAGCTTCCAATAGTGCAACTAAAGCAGCCTCTAGTGCTACTGCAGCTTCCACTAGTGCAACTACTGCTGCTACACAGGCTACTACTGCTACCTCTCAGGCTACCTTAGCTAAGAATTGGGCTATTAAGACTGACGGTACGGTTGATGGTACAGAGTATTCAGCTAAGTACTATGCTAACCTTGCAAAGACTGAAGGTGGTTCTGCTGTTACTGATGCTCAAGCTACAGCCTTAGAAGCCATCAAGAATCAGCAGACTACTTCGGTAACTGCGGTACAAACTGCACAGACTACTGCTACTACTGAGATCACAGATGCTCAGGCTACAGCTTTAGAGGCTCTGCAGACACAGCAGACCTCTTCAGTCAATGCAGTAAAGAATCAACAGACTGCTTCGGTAACTGCTGTCAACACTGCGGGGACTACTCAGGTCAAGAATGTTAATGATGCAGGCACTGCACAGGTTACTGCTATTACTACTGAAGGTTCCTCTCAGGTAGGTCTAGTGACTGCTGAAGGTGACAAACAGGTAGCTAGAGTAACTGAAGCTAACTCTACGTTAGACAGTAAGGTTACTGCAGCTTCCAATAGTGCTACTGCAGCGGCCACTAGTGCAACTACTGCAGGTACCTCAGCAACTAACGCTGGTGCTTCTGCAGACAGCGCAGAGGCTAGTGCTACTGAGGCTACCACTCAGGCTGAAAGAGCTAAGGAATATGCTGAACAAGCTTCCACTGGACAGATTCAGGCAGACTGGTCAGAGACTGATAATACTGCTAAGTCGTTCATTAAGAATAAGCCTTCAGTTAACACTTACAATGTCGTGTTAGCTGAACTGCAGGAAGGCACTAAGACTACCTTTGGTTACGTCACTGCGGCAGGCATTAGAGGAGCTATTAAGAAATGGGCACCTACTGATGTAGATATCTCTGGTAAGGCTGATATCACCTATGTAGATGAACAGGTTGCAACTAAACAAGATGCAGGGGACTATGCTACTACCTCATCGTTGACTACGGGGCTAGCAGGTAAAGCTAATGTTGAACATAGTCACACCATTGCTAACATTACGAACCTGCAGACTACTTTAGATGGTAAGCAAGCTAAAGGTGACTATGCGACACTCTCTAATTTAACTACAGGCTTAGCAACTAAACTTGATGTTACAGCATTCAACTCATATGTTGACTATGGTGACCTTGGAGACTTATAAGAAATATGGCAATCATTGAAAGAAAACAATTAACTGGTACAACTGAACAAATCAATGCGTATGCGGGCCACAATGGTCAGCTTGCATTTGATAAGACAACTAAACACTTGCATGTATTAAGTGGGACTGCAGGTACCACTACTAAACTTGCTAATGCAGATGATATTCCAGCTCCTGTAGATATCTCGGGTAAAGCTGATAAAGCTGAAGTATCCCTGAAGGCTGATAAGACCTATGTAGATGAACAACTTGCAACTAAACAGCCTACAGGGGACTATGCTACTAACACTACTCTTACTCAAGGTCTTGCAGGTAAGGCTAATAGCTCCCATACGCATACTACTAGTCAGATTACGGACTTCCCTACGATCCCTGATGCCATTCTTAAAAAGGGCAATAGAGGGGCTATTGCAGGTTATGAGCAGTGGACTAAAGTAGGCGCTACTACAACTCTCAATGTTTCTAGTGGTGATTCGGTGCTGATGGAAACTGCAGGTGCGGCGGCTACTATCACTGTGCAGGTGGGCCCTATTGGTCAGATAGCTACTAAACTTGTTTGGGTGTCTCTTTCTAACAAAAGCATTACGATTAATGGTATCACAGGCTGGTTTGGAGAAGTCGCCCCGACCTTAAATAAGAGTAGTGTCGTGTTGCTGTTTTTCTTTCACGACGGTTATGCTGAGTGTAGACTTATTGGCCAGTGGGATTAACCATGATTAGATACACGTATAAAGATAAGAAGTACACTAGTCTGTACACTCTTCGTCAGGCTATTTGGGATAACGATCACACTATCTTTGGTGATCTCACTGACGAGCTTAAGACTCGATTTAGCATTACCGAAGAAGAATACGATCCTCGTGATGAATGGACGGATGATCAGTGGGCTGATATGGTTCGTAGAAAGAGAGACTCTATGATCTCTGGTACGGACTACTACATCCTCCCTGATTACCCCAGTACCCCTGACGGTATTGAAGCTGTGAAGCGGTACAGACAGGATCTTAGGGACATTACTCTTCAGAGTGGGTTCCCTAGGAATGTCCAGTGGCCTTCCCTTCCGAGTGCCCTTAGTAGAGCCAAGGGTTTGGCTACTATTGGTCTTGCTAAGGTGGGGGTGTAATATGCTGAATAAAGAGCTTCTTATGGTGGGGAGTGAATCTTTAGAGCCTGTGTTGTCTATCTATATATCACCAGATATCAGTTATCTGCCATCCGTATCTGGTATGCTTTCTTCTGGGGCACCTTTTTATGTAAGTAACACTGGTGAGACGACATTCAAGTTCTCCGAGATAGAACTAACTGCAAGTATCTCAATCAGATACTACATGGAGGCGCAACTTTCCACCACCAATTTAATGCCAGCGTCTGCATCCCACAGTGGAGGGGATGAGCGGGCACCATCACTTATGTTGGAGTCCTTCCGTATAAGGGACAGGACACAGTCCGCTAGTATATCGCTAGCGTAGTTTGCTATAGTGCCCCGAGAGGTGCGCTCTAAGTTACCTCTCAGAATGCTAGGCTTTTCAGTAGCTATAGCCTTATAGCATTCTAGTTTAACCTAAGCTACTAAACTATTAACACTAGCTTTATGCTAGAAAGGAAATATATTATGGCAGAATTTGCTTCTAAGGGTGTTTCAGGCACAGTTCACGGATAAGAGCAACACTAATTAAATAACTAAATACACTAGGGAACATGAAGATTATTAAGAAAGACGGTACTGTAGAAGGTTGGAACGGAGAGAAGATCAAAGAAGCTGTCTATAAGGCGGCCGCTAGAGTGAATCAATATGTGGAGCCTGATGTTCTTAACAAATTGGTTGAGAAGGTTCACTCTTGTTTAATTATTGATAGAGATGCCCCAACTAAAGACCTTCATAAGGAAGTGATTCACTACTTGAGATACTTTGGCTTAGACGATATCGCCAACTCATATCAAGAATATAGAGACTATAAGAATACTTATGCTAAATCATTTGAGAAAGTTAAAGATGAAGCTGATAACGTGCTTCTACTTGGGGACAGAGAGAATGCTAACTTCGATAGCTCTCTGGTGTCAACAAAAGGCTCGCTCATTAAGGGATACCTTACAAAAGAGCTCTATCGACAATTCTATCTTAGCAAGGAAGAAAAAGAGTTAACTAAGCGTGGTGATATCTACATTCACGATATGCGAGATATGCTCATGGGTTCTGTCAATTGCTGCCTGTTTGATATTGGGAATGTCCTTAGGGGTGGCTTTAGTATGTCCAATGTGGACTACACGGAACCTACGAGTGTATTGAGTGCACTTCAGGTAATTGGAGATATCACTTTAGTTGCAACAGCTCAACAGTTCGGTGCGATCAATAGAAACTGCCGAATTAAAAGTGTGTGAACGCATGACTTGCGGTGTTGAAATTTAGGGGGATACGCCCCCATATTGTTAATATGATTTCAGCTAACGGGGAACCGAAAGGAATCCCGTGCCAAGCTACAAGAGGTATTCATACATGCAAATCGATAAATATTTTTCTACTCCCTATGAAGGCTACTTTGTCTCTAAAGATGGAGAGGTAGTCTCGTTCAGGAAACCGGCCGCTAAATCTACTCCTGATAAGAGGATTGACTATACAAGAGCTCCTAAGAAGCTTTCGTATAAGGTAGACAAAGATGGCTACTTTGAAATCCTTTTCTCTATCAACAAGAAGCGAATCTACAAGAAGGTTCATCAGGTTGTAGCAGAGACCTTTCTTGGTCCTAAGCCTGATCCTAGTTATTGTGTAGATCACATGAACAGGAACCGACAGGACAACAGGGTCGAGAACCTTAGGTGGTTGCCTTGGTCTGAAAACTCTGATGGAATGAAAGGTAAGAAGCCGGGAGTAGCTAAGAAATGCATGTATCAGGGGATCACATATGGTAGTATCAAGGATGCCTGCAAAGCAGCGGGAATTACTGTGAATTACTACTACAGTCACCCTGAGATTATCGCTAAGACTCTTGCAGAAGGTGTAGAGACTATCGAAATCCGAAAGGTGAGTAGAGTAGGCCGGAAGTGGTTACCGGTCGAAGCGCACACAAGCAGTAATGCTTAAGAGATAGTCCACAGAGCGGTTTAGGGAGATTCCGCTGGGTTTTACAATCTCCCAAATTGATATGGTTCTTCTGCCATACTGTCATAAGACTTGGAATAAGGCATACAAGCAGGCGAGCAATAGTTTCCCCGGGGCAACTGAAGTTCAGCTCCATGTGTACGCTTGGCGTACTCTTCAGGATGAACTTAAGCAAGGCTTTCAGTCTCTTGAGTTGAAACTTAATACCGTCCCCTGTTCACGAGGTGACTTTGCGTTTACTACAGTGTCCTTCGGCTGTTGGAATGACCCAGAGTTAACCAATAAAGACAAGCTCTTTCTTAAGGAAATCTGCAGTGCTATCCTTAAGACCCGCATGAATGGCCACGGGGAGAACCATAAGCCTGTAGTGTTCCCTAAGCTTGTCTACTTGTATGATGAAGACTGCGTAGGGGGGTCTATTGAAGCTTCGGATGTCTTTGAGTTAGCTATTGAGTGCTCCAGTGAGTGCTTATATCCAGACTTCCTTAGTCTCACTGGGGACATGGAACATAATGCTGTAGCTCAGCAATATGTTAACCATAATCAAGTAGTGACCCCTATGGGTGCGTAATACTGCCCATATAAAATTCCGTTAAAACGGGGAGAGCTTATATTAAGCAAATCCGTTGCTAAGTTCTATATTTTATAGATAAATGCCCAACGACTAACCCCGATGAATGTAAGGGTGTAGGCTCAAGTGAGTCGAAAAGCGGAACTGGGGCTCAGTCCTCAGAAGATATAGTCTAATCTCATAGGCGACTATGAGCAGTTTAATAAACGGTATAGGAGTAACGAACCTATATGAATATAATGTGTAGAGCCTATCTCAGTCCTTGGAAGGATCCTGAGACTGACCAATGGATCACTAATGGTCGATGTAATATTGGGGCAGTGTCTCTTAATCTTCCCCTTATTTTGGCTTATTCTCAAAAGAATAATGTAGATTTCTTCAGTGTTGTTGATGCACGACTTGAGACTATCCGTAATTTCTTTAAGAAACGCTATGATATCATCAGACACACTAAAGCTTGTACCAATCCTATGGCATTCATGCAAGGAGGGTTCTATAAGGGGAATCTTAAGGCAGACGATGAGATTGGTGATTTGGTCAACTACATGACTGCATCCTTTGGTATTACTGCTCTCAATGAACTTAATATCCTTGCTACTGGTAAGACACTCTATCAGGATCCTTGGTTTGCCCTAACTGTACTTAAGCGTATTAACGATAAGGTAGAGCAGTTCAAGAAAGAAGATGGATACCTTTATGCTGTCTATGGAACGCCTAAACAAGTGTGGGCACGTCCTGAGTAATTAGGAACGTAAAATTGTGTGGACTCGCTAAAATGCGAGGTGTCTCGAAAGAGGCTAACGGGGAAGGCTAAGGCGCTTGCTATGCTAATCCCGTGGAGTTTAATAAACGCAATATAAAAAACTATCAAACTATTCAAAGTACCTGTTTTCTGAAGATGGTAATATTTATAGGATTAGAAAAGATCACCTTCAGAGGTTAAAGCTCTCAAAGCACCCTAGTGGATATACATATAAAAACCTCTATGATGACTCAGGGCGACAGAAAACTTTTAGAGTACATAGGCTGATCGCAAAGCTCTTTATTGATAACCCCCTAAATAAACCCTATGTTAACCATAAAAATGGTAAAAAAGATGATAACCGGGTAGAGAATTTAGAGTGGATGACTAATGGCGAGAATGTGCATCATGCCTATGTTAATGGGCTTTGGAAGCCGGTTAAACGGCAGAAACACTCAAGATTTGTGAGAGTAACCCGTTGGGGTACTCAAATATTCTACGGCTCGTCTAGAGACGCCGCGAAATTCTTAGGTTGTTCGGTGTCCTCTATAACAAGAGCATACAAAGAATACAACGGAGTGCTTAGAAAATATAATTGCTTTATTACGCTCTGTAACGACTATCCCAAGGCTTGCCAAAAAGAAGCAAAAGGAGTACGGCCGGAATCGGTGGGTGAGAACCCCTTAAATGGAAGCACACAACCCCTTAGTAATAAGGGTGATGATATAGTCTAATCCCCTAATAAATATCGGGAAACCGAGGGTATAAATGGCAGAAAATTTATGTGGTGTACAAGCTAAACAATATGCTGAGTACACCGGAGATAACCAGTTTGGAGAGTACTTCACTAACAGCTTCCATATGCACGTTAATGAAAACATCACTCCCTTCGAGAAACAAGATGCTGAATATGAGATGTTTCATTTGTGCAACGGAGGCCACATTGTCTATAATCGAGTGACTAACCCTGAGAACCTTCAGGCACTTAAGGCACTGATCTTACGAGGTATGGAGAAAGGGTTCTATCAGGGTATTAACTTTGACAGTGCCTATTGTGAGGACTGCGGTAAGCATTCAACTAATGTCATGAATAAGTGTCCACATTGTGGATCTACTAACTTGTCTGTCATTAGTCGTGTTTGCGGATACCTAGGGTACACTAAAGCTAATGGTAGTACTCGTATGAACGATGCTAAGTTAGCTGAAATTAAAGACAGAGTATCAATGTAACGATGAACTACGCTAAGATAGATACCTGTAGTATGACTAATGGGGATGGCATGGGGGTAGACCTGTTTGTCTCAGGATGCTCCTTATGCTGCCGAGGGTGCTTCAACAAGAAAGCTCAGGATCCCCAATACGGTCAAGAGTTCACTGAAGATACTCTAGACACCCTCCTAGATGCTCTTAAATCGCCCTATATTGAACGATTGAGTATCTTAGGTGGTGACCCCTTAGAGCCCTATAACAAACACGCTGTAGAGCAAATCCTGAAGCGTGTGAGGGATGTCTATGGAGACACTAAGAGAATCTGGTTATGGACAGGACGTACCTATGAGGATATCAAAGATGAACCCATCTTGGATTATGTTGATGTTCTCATTGATGGCAAATTTGAATTAGATAAAAAGGAAAAACATGATTACCACGGCTCTAGCAATCAGCGAGTCTTTAGAATATTCCACAGAGTCTCTTGCGGACACGATGCAGAGATTGTTCGACAAGGTTCACCCTTCAGGGACTAGTGGCAGACTTTATACTGATCTTATTAGAGAGGAGTTTGAGGAGTGGCTGCAGGAAGAATCTGGTACCCCTGAGGACTTCAAAGAGATTTGTGACCTTATCTGGGTATGCATTATGTATACTATCGAACATAAGTATCCTCTTGAGTTAGGCATGAAGGCTCTAGGGGAGGAGTTCGTTAGCAAGATGATTGGTGACAACGGTAACCTCTGTCCTACCTATAGAGCTGATGGTAAGATGCTTAAGGGAAAGCATTTCCACAAAGCAGACTTTAGGAAGCTCTTAGGTGTAGCTTCATGAGATTTCTAGATATAGAATCTACAGTTGAAGATGGGGGATCCAGAGTAAAGGATATTATTAGTATGTCTCCCCCTATAGCTGTCACAGGGGTTACATTTTTAGGGGTAGCCCTTAGTGACTGGGTTTACATAGGTACCATTGTGTACACTATAGTAGGCATTATAACAATGATAAAGAAGCACTGGGTAGCTCCATACCTAGCTGCTAGGAGAGTGAGAATCAATGAAGAACAAAGAACCATTAGACAGAGAGAGCTTGCTGAGCTTGATTCAGGACAACATGTTGGAGAACATGCTGAACGATCTTAAAGACCCAGAGAAACGTAACCCTCAGCTATACAATGCGATTATCAAGGAGCTGCAGAGAAATGGCATCAATTGTGTCCCTAAAGCCGGTGAAGATGGAGACAATGCATTAGCATCCTTACTGAAGGCTACTAAGGAGAACTTTGAGTTAGACTATGGAGCTAATGGCCTTGTCAACTAAAGCTTTGTTTCCATACTTTAATAGTTTTCCATTGTTCTGCAGCTTAGTATGGCAGACTATTGGGTTGCCACAGACTACTCCTATTCAGGTAGATATTGCTAAGACACTACAGCATCCCCCTAATGATAGATTCATTCTTATGGGGTTCCGAGGGGTAGCTAAGAGTTTCATTACTTGTGCTTATGTAGTATGGTGCCTATGGAAGAATCCTCAGCTTAAGATTATGGTTGTCTCAGCTAACAAAGAAAGAGCTGATGCAAACGCTACCTTTATTAAGAAGATCATTAATGAGCTGCCATTCTTAGAGCACCTAAAGGCACGAGAGGGGCAACGGGATACTCAGAATCTCTTTGACGTTGGCCCGAGTAAACCCGATCATAGCCCCTCAGTTAAATCCGTAGGTATCAAAGGACAGCTTACAGGTTCTCGTGCAGATATCATTGTTAGTGATGACGTAGAGGTACCGAGCAACAGTTTCACTCAGGTATTGAGAGATCAGCTATTCGAGTTGGTGAAGGAGTTTGACGCTGTTATCAAACCTAATGGCACCATCATTTACCTTGGTACCCCTCAGAATGAAATGTCTCTCTATAATGAACTTCAGGAAAGAGGGTACACTGCTATTATCTACCCTGCAAGATATCCTTATGACGATATCCAGAGAGCTAACTATGGTACACGCCTAGCTAAGTTCATTGCAGACAAGTATGACAGTGATCCTGAGAAGTACGCAGGTAAACCTACAGATCCCCTTAGATTCAATGAAGAGGATCTACAGAAACGAGAGCTGTCCTATAGAAGAGCAGGGTTCCTGCTGCAGTTCATGCTAGACACTAGCTTATCTGATGCTGATAAGTACCCATTGAGACTTAGAGATCTCATTGTAGGCACCTTCAGTACAGATGAAGCACCTATGAAGCTTACATGGATGCCTGATCCTGCTCGTAAGGTCTCCCTTCAGGAGATCCCAAAGGTAATGGGACTAAAGGGAGATGCCTATTATATGTGTCACACAGCTTCCCCAGAGATGGAGAAGTATACCTATAAGATGATGTGTGTTGATCCGTCTGGCAGGGGGCGTGATGAGACGGGATATTGTGTACTATACTATCTTAATGGTTACATCTACGTGATGGAAGCAGGAGGTCTCCTAGGGGGGTACTCTGATGTAGTCCTAAATAAACTAGCGAACACTGCTAAGAAATGGAAGGTTAATGAGGTAGTCATTGAAGGTAACTTCGGTGATGGCATGTACCTCAAGCTCTTTGAGCCTGTCCTTAGGAAGGTCTATAAGGAATGCGGTACTAAAGAAGTTAAGTCAACAGGACAGAAAGAAGTACGCATCATAGATACCCTAGAGCCTGTCCTAGGTAACCATAAGATGATAGTTACCCCTGAGTGCATCAATAGGGATATTGATAGTGTCCCTGAAGGTGACTACAAGTATGCACTGTTCTATCAGATGACTAGGATTACCTCAGACAGAGGATCACTAGTTCACGATGATAGATTGGATTCCTTAGCTATAGGTGTCAAGTATTTAGTAGATTTCATGGGAATTGATGCTGATGAAGGAATAAATGAAGTAACTTCAGAATGGCTAGAGGAATCTTTGGAAGCCTTTCATGGGTTTATTACAAGAAAAATAGGAATAAATACAATTACAGAAAATGTAAGAGAATCAGGTACTTCCAAGGGATTCAATAAATACAAATATTCAGAGGGATACAAGTTTACAAGATAAAATCATCCCTATAAGGGTGAAGTGACTACTCCGAATAAAATCTCCCCTCCCAGAAGGGGCCAGAAAAAGGTATATATAAGATATCTACCTGACCACCTCCTGACAAAAAATAAGAAAATAATAATTAAAAAAATAATGGGGTTACCTATAGTCCCTTTGAGATATTCTAAAGGGGACCATAAAGACTGACTTTAGATTTTTCTTTGTGTTCCCTTTTAGTTAACTCAAAGTATCCATATGAGACCATTGAATCATAAACTAGTAGTAGCTATCAAGATCATCATTATTATTGTCCTTTTAGTGGTTTCCTTATTGAATGGTGATGTAGGTACAGTTGATGCACTACTTAGAGCTGCTGTAGGTGGATTACTATAGCCCCTTTAAGGGGTGCCTATAGTTAGCCTATAGACCATTTAAGGTGTACCTTAAGTTAACCCTTAGGGTACGCCTCCTTATGTTAGCTTGCTATCTCTTGACGATAACTTGTGGTTAACTCTAGGGTAACTTAAGTGTAACAACAGGGTCACCTTGATTAGAATTTTATAATAAATTTGTAAGGTGGCACCTTAAGACATACACGGGCGTGTGTCCCCCCGTAGGGTGCCTTGAGATTCCTCATTGCTGCTCGTATACACCTGCTGCCTAATTTACGTATATATGCGTAGGCGTGCGTAAGGGCGCCCAAGGGGTAGCTTAGGGGAGCCTTTAGGGTAACCTTTAGGGGAGCCTTTAGGGTAACCTTTAGGGTAACCTTTAGGGTAACCTTTAGGGTAACCTTTAGGGTAACCTCGGGGGCTATTGTTTGCATTTGGTTCATCTATGTTTTTTCGGGGTAACATAGGTATTTCTACCTATATCAAATCTGTTGCTCCCTATTATCAACCTTGGGAAGCCCGAAGGCCTACCCGATGACTATTATTATACTAGCGTTGGGGCACCGAGGGTATTCCATGAACAGGGGATAGGGGATGGCTTGACAATCGCTTGTGGGTTTGTTAAAGTGTGCTCATGGTTAAACAAACGATCACATGGAGGATCTAAAGATGCTACAGTTCAGATTAAAGAGAGTGATTATCAGATCGGATGCAGAGACACAGAGGGTTTCTATAGTGTGCCCTGATGGTGCTCAGTATGTGATCCAGTTTACGACTGATGATGATCATTTTCATGAGTTTGAGGCTTATCTTCTGTGGAATGCAATGCACTACTCAGACTTCAGAGATGAAGAACGTACTCTTATAGTCATCCGAGAAGTTGAGCATTATGCACTCATGCAAGGCATTGAGAACTTCGAGGGGAAGTGGCAATCGGCTGCCAAGTAGGTATTAATACTTACATAGTACATTCTTGACAAGCTCTCTTGAGTGTGCTAAAGTAAGAAGTAATCAAAGATTACAAGAAGTAATCCAAGTCAAACCAAGTCTTATAGGAGACAACATCATGACAAACACCACCACCAATAAGTTCAATCCTCTTCCCGGCAAACTCATGCTCGTTATTGACGAACTGTATCCGGCCGAAGTTATCTCCATTTGGAACGACTATTGCAAGTCCATAGACGACACTAACCATTGCATTCATTGGCTCTGTGGGGATAAGCTTGACGAAGTACTCAAGGATTGGGCACCAAGTGATATTGTTTTCAGTCTCATTCGCTCGGATGAACGTGATGCTTACTTTCAAGTCATTGAGAGCACTTCAGAGATCAAGTGCTTTCCTGAGTGGGAAATCAATGACAACATCGATATCAATGAGCTGATCGATTGGCTTGCTAAGGATGACAAGTGGCAAGAGTATGATGAACTC